TGTAACTGGACGAGTTTTCTTAGTCTTCTTGAATGTGAATTGCCCGTCTGATACTGTTGCACTCCTTGCAAATGGTTTCCCAGAACTCCAATTTGATGCCCATTCATCGGCAAGTGTTGAAGTTGATGATACTGCAAGTAGTGTTAGAGCCAAAAGTAGTTTCTTCATTTACACCAATCCTTTATCTTTCTTTTACCTTCATAGGACACAGCAAAGTTGTTTTCCAATAGAATGACAGATAGTTTTTTACCATCCAATACAATGTCACCTAATACTCTGCCGCCATATTTGTCCCACTTCTTAATTTCTACAGCGATATCCAAAGACCTGGAAATCATTTCTTCAACAAAATGCTTTGCATCTGCTGAAGTCTTTTTCTCTTTCTCACATTTAGCAAGTCCTCCTTTTTCTGCTGTATCCACACCCAAAATTCTAACTTTTAGTTTATTACCCAATTCTGGTGGAAGGAAATCTACTTCAATCTCAATTGTATCACCATCAATAACACGGGTAACTTTATATGGGTATGGGTTGGCAATTGCAGGAACTGCCAACCATAGTAAAATAATACTACTCCAAAAGTAACTTCTGTTGTTTTTTATGAATTGAAATGGTTGAATCTTCATGCAACTCCTTTAGTTCATTGAACATATCTAATGCATCGTCATAGTTGTCAAATGACATATTGAACTTGACATCACCTTTGCCATCCTGTCGTTCAACTACCCATGACGTGACAGTTTTTGTGTTATACATTTTCAGTCTCCTTATTTTGACAAATCATAGCATAGCATACCCTTCATTGTCAAGTGTATATATAACTCTTTTGATGTTGAAGGTGTTGATGCACCTAAAACAGCCAGGACACGGTTTAGACAGACCAAAGATCATCTTGGTCTTGGTGAAATCGTGATACTTGACCCTGCAAATATAGAGAGTTGAATTTTCTAGTTCATCCTGAGTTATATACTTAAGTGCATTTTTGATAGCAGAAGTTTCTGCGTGAAGATAAACAGAGTCTTTGTTCTTACCATATCGTGCTTGAAATGGATGCGATTTCATCTCATTCACACCAAACGACACGACATCATTCTTATATACTACACATGCAGCAAGACGAGCATTATTGACTGCTGGTGTTACAACATCTGCTGCAAGTTTGGATAGCATATTGATATAACGAGAATGCTTGATGCCCAAAGGTCTCTTTCCTTTGGGCATAGTCGGGTAAGGTATAACATTAGACATTGTTTATCCTTTCAGATGCTTCTTATACTTGTTATAGAGAACCGATTCTAGTTCATTTGCTTCAGTTTCCCACGGTGCAGTGTAGTAATCCTTATCTTCTGTGATAAGTAATTTGACACCTTTCCACTTGAACTTACAGTAACTATAATCTTTGAGTTCGCCACGGGCATACTGTTTTACATGAACCATCTCATGACATATTGTCTTCATCTGTTCTTTTTTAGAAATCTCAGGTGAAATCCATATGTCAAAGTCTCTATGTGTTTTGTAATCGTAATCTGTAGGACTACATAATCCCCAAACATTACCTTCTAGTGGTTGAAAGTGTAACTCGACATAAACATTTGGGGCAAGTTTAGGACCAAGAAGTTCTTGGCCCAGAAATGATAATAGTGACTTGGTTTCTTTTTTGGTAAGTTTTTCGTTCTTACCACGAACAGACATCTGCATGTGCTTCTCCATTCATTGTCACAGTATAGCCTACAATGAAATAAAAGTCAAGCACTTTTTTTATGCGAAATTATCTGAGAAAATAGTGTTAATATCTACGAGCTTTTCCATATCAATTTCATTTGTAATAAATGCTGGAGTGAATCCATCAAATCCACCGCCCAATTCTAAAAACCTAGCATATTCTACTGCATCTTCTTCAAAAGCAAAATATTTTATTAGTTGTTCAGTATCATTCTCCCAAACACAATGAAGGATTGCATTGTCATCATCTTTCACAGAATATACAGTATATTTCATTTTACACCTTTAGGGTTTTGAATTTATCTTTGAACGATGGCTTATTATCTACCTGCTGACCTGAATCTACGATATTCTTTTGAGCAGACTCCTCGATATCATACAACTTCATCTTACTCCTGTCAATACCTACCACAAATCTTTTGTTGGCTGTTGGATCATTATAACGATTCTTCAACTGCTTGACCATGATTTGACCCAGAGCATCTAGTTCTTCCGATGAAATCAAAGCAAACATAAAGTCTGCTGTTGCAGGAAGACCAAATGATTCTGAGGTATCTTCAAGACCAATGTCAGAAGAAACGAATCCTGATCGAGTTGTTTGTGTTGCACTAACTAGAGGAACTTCATTTTCTACTGCAAGCCCTCTAAGTTCTTCGGCAATAGCCTTGACATATGTATATGAATTTACTCCATTTCCTTGTTTGATTCGTGATGACATACAGATATTAAGATAATCAACAAAAATGATATCTGGTTTGAAAGACTTCTTAAGATTTAGTTCGTTTAGCAATGCACGAAAATGAACTACAGATGCACCAGCGGTTGGATATTCTTTGACGATGAGCTTACCATTGGTTCTGTTCTTGATAGCAAGGGCCTTCTTTTCATACATTTGCTTAGATAACTGCATCAAATCTTCAAACGAGATATTCATCAAGTTGGCATCAATACGCTTGGCAACTTCTTCTTCTGCAAGTTCAAGGGTAATATATAGAACATTTTTGCCTTGATTGAGACAAGATGCTGCCACATGACACATAAACAAACTTTTACCAACACCAGTTCCTGCAAGTGCAATATTCAAAGTTTTCTTGGGCAGACCATCTTTGGTGATCTTATTGAAGTATTCAAGATCAAATGGAATCTTTTCTTGAACACGATGATAATACTCAAACCGATCATCATACTGTTCAAGATAATCATGACCCACATTTGGATCAAATGAAATAGCAAGTGCATCGGATAACAATTGAGGAATAGCACCTTTTGTTAGTGTGCTATTCTTATTATTCATGATATCAATAGACTTCATGATGGCATTATAAATGCCTTTTTCTTGACAGAATTTCTCTGTTGCATCAGTAAGCCATTGAATATGTGTTTGTTCTGTATCATTAGAAAAGTCGGCCAGGATTTTCCCGACCGACTTTACCACTTCTTCTGACAGACCATTCCTTGAATTTACCTCAAGAATGATAGCATCTGTATTTGGTTGAGTATTATACTTGAGGACGAAATCACGAATTGTCTGATATAATACTCGGTCATCTTCAGACATGAAATATTCATCTTTTAGAAAGGGTAGAGCCTTTCTAGTATATTCTTCATTCCTCAACAGATTTTTGAGTATTACTTTATCAATTTCCATTAGCACCCAGGTTCGTTTAGCGATTCCATAATAAGACTGTTTAGAATCTTACCAGCATAAATTTGAAAATTTTCATCAGCCCTAAGTTTAGTTTCTGTGAAATTTCCCATCTCAACAAGTTCATAAACAAAACTTACAGTTGCCGACATATCATCATTTTCCTTGACAGAAATGTTGTCAAATCGAACAACTACATCTTTATATACGCCTGTTTTGATCTGAATGGGAACCGTATCCGCTTTGATATCATCACGAAATGAATAGTCTTCACCGAGAATCATTCTACTGCCTCCATGACATTAGTTTTACCATACAGGAACTCATTCTTACATTTTTCGTCAATAATGTCAAGGACTTCCTTGGTGAAATACTTTTCTGGATTCTTGACGATAGTTGATTCAAATGCTTTTGTTCCATCAGGTAGTTCATATCTAGTTGAAACTTTCTTGAAGATTTCAAACTTCTCAGCAAGTTCTAATAGACCATAATATGGATCAAGACCATCAGTATATTCTAGTAGAGTCTCAACCTTCTTATTTTCAATGGTCAATCGGGCTTTCTTGAGAACAGCAGTAACGATTGCACCTGTTACTTCATTATCAGTCTTATCCTTTTTCTTGGATAGGAACACGATAGTAGATGCTGCATATTCAAGACCAGAACCACCACCCATCTTTTTGATTGGAACATATGCACCAGTAACATCATACACATGGTTTGTCACAATCATTGGAACTTTGGCTTTACCCAACTTGAGAGTCAGAACACGAAATGCACCACGAATCAATTGTGCTCGTGTCATATCACGAGTATCCTTGCCGTCTGTCATATCCGAAATTTCTTTTTCGGTTGATAGATTGCCAAGAGAATCAAGAACAAATAGCATAGGTGGCTTTTCAGACTTATCGCCTTTCTCTCTTTCCATATACTTATCAAGGATTTTGATGGCTTGTGTCCTAAATTCTTGAACGGTTGCAACTGGAATGACTGCAATTCGTTTTGTATCTACACCTCTATCAGACAACATTTCCTTAGAGATTGCAGACTCTGACTCAAAATAGAAAATAAAACCAGTAGGATTGGACTTTAGAAATTCTCTACAAATATTGATTGCATAGAATGTTTTGCCGGTAGATGGTTCTCCAGCCAATGCAGTAACCTTGTTTGCAGGAAATCCACCATAGATAGACCCCGACATTAGTGCATTTAGTGAATATGAACCTGTTGAGATATAACCTGTAATATCACCTGCTTCAATTCCATCTTCTGCAATTGTAGCATATTCATTACCAGTCTCTTTCATTAGAGTTTCAAACATATCTGACATAAGTTTCTCCTTTTTTGAAAATCAATCGGAATCTCCCGATTGTTATACTTCATAAACAACTTTGAAGTCTTCGCAATCACGAAACATTTGAGGAAGTAGATTACCTTCTTGAATAATCATTTCTTCAAATTTTGCGAAGTTCTCATTATACTCGTTATTTGCCATCAAGGCAATACGTACTAACTCTACACATGAAATATAGTTTTGATCTGCCAACTGAAACAAATCATCGTATGGTCTGCCATTATATCTAAGTAGAGCATCAATGACTTCAGTCCATCTCTCATTCTTCATATGAGTTGGGGAAAGTAAGCAGACAGTATCACAATCAAATACTTCATCAAATGTAGAGTAATGAACACCAGCAACAGTAGCCTCCATAAACTTAAATCGTCCAACATCTTCTGGTTTCTCCATAAAGTCGCAATTCATTAGAACATGACTATACCGTGTTTTCTTCTTTAATTTTATTAGAGTCATAAACTTCACAAATAGACTTGACAAATGATAGTTGTTGCCCGTGAGTATAATATAATAACCAGAAGCAAGCAGATTTATTATTTTCTGCTTTTCTTCTGGTGTTAGTGGGTCTTTGGTCTCGAATCTTATCATTGGTGGTATTTGTGCCAACCAATGATAAATTCTGTATATTAGACCAGAGTATTTCATGCGTTCCTCAAAAAGATATACATGATTACAAGTATCGCAATTATGGCGATTGTTCCTGTATATCTACTGAATATTTCACAAATCCATAACCATATAATGTATAGTGGTAAAGGTATCATGATGGTTCTTCAGCCTTCTTTTTGGTGCTTCTACGTCTTTTATATGGTTGTGGTTGAATCGTGATATATTCCATATCACTATAATCGTCATAATTTTTCTTGGATTTCTTGACAGGAACCTTGTTATTTAGTGTGATATTATATGCAATAAGAAGCAAAACTGCCAGTGGATCAAAAACAAATATGATGATTAGTATCACCATTCTTACTGCTTTATCCAAGATTTTTTCGTCAGATTCACCATACACAAGTTCTGCAACATATTTTACAGGACCAACTTCAGCCTCAACCTTTCTAAACTCAGATTCATACTTGATTAATTGCTCTTTGAGTTTAGATAGTTCTAGGATTTCAGTATTCTTACTTTCTACTAGGGTTTCTCTATTCTTTCTCTGTTGACCAGATGCTTTTAATGAGTCATTAGACCTGCCCTTTTCATTCAGTTTTTCAACTGCATTATCGATCATAAGAATTTGCTTATCGATGTCTTTGATAGAATCTTCTTTGACCTTCATTCTACTTTTGACGACTGATATCTCGTTTGCGACACCAGTATTCAGTTTAAGTTGTTGTTCAATATGTGAACGGGATAAAAACCCAAAGATACCCATAGAAGTAATAAGCATCAAAACTGCTACGGTGATAGATAGATATGTCCTTACAAAATTCGGACAGGTTTTCCAATTGTGATATAACCAAGACACTGTTACCAGTTTAGCAACTTCAAGTGCAGTTCCCATAATTACAATGGACCAGAAATCTCCTGAAAAGATTGCTGTCAGACCAACAATGCTGAAAAATGCAGCAACCCCAGATAATACAAGTCCAGTGAATAATACTAGGTATTGCATAACCCCCCTCTAAATAAAAAATGTGGGGAATTTCCCCACATTGTTGATAACATAGTATTTATAGATGATACAGCATGGTTTCCATGAACAATAAAACCGAGAAGAAAAAGATTGTGATATACAGAATCAGTTTATCGCTCATTTTAACCTCACAGGAATGTTGTCACATAAACTACAAGACCAATTTGAATCACATTACACAGTAGAATAAGACCGACGAGAAGTTTCATTGCATTCTCCTGTTATGGTGCGAATGGTGAGATTCGAACTCACACTTTGCAGATTTTCATACCACTATAGTTTTCACTACCAGAATATACATAAATAGGTATAGGCTGTTTGTGGTCTGGACTTTATCTTTACCATATATGTTACCATACTTAGGTACTGGCCGTCAAGTCTCTACACTTCCAAAGGAGGAACTATGGTTAAACATCGATACACAGAAGAAGAATTGCGACACGCTATATCTTCTTCTCGGTCTATTCGAGAAGCACTTATCACTTTAGGTATCTCTTGTCAAGGAGGAAATTATCGAGTCATTCACAAGGCCGTTGCCAAGTATAATATCGACATTTCCCACTTTAGTCAACAAGGATGGGCCAAAGGACAAGTTTTTGGCCCAAAAAGAGATATTAAGGATTACTTATCTAACCAGTATCCTATATCGTCCTTTAAGCTCAAAAACAGGTTGTTGGAAGAAGGTTTATTAGAACGAGTTTGTTCTAACTGTTCTTCAACAACTTGGCTAAACGAACCAATTCCTCTGGAATTAGATCACATAGACGGAGATAACGAAAACAACAACTTCAATAATCTCCGTCTTTTGTGTCCTAATTGCCATGCTCTCACTCCTACTTATCGTGGAAAAAATAAGAAGAAGTGAAGGCACTTTGTTTAGCTCGGTATTGCCATTTTACAGGTTTCACCGAATTTGACCAGATTCATATAGAAGTTTCCTATCTATATGCTCAAATTGTATAAGTCTGCTGTCTCTACCTGTTGGACTACATTCGCATGGTGGACCCGGAGGGATTTGAACCCCCATCTGAACCGTTATGAGCGATTGGCATTAACCGTTATGCTACAGGTCCGTTTCTTTAGTGTCCGAGAAGTATAACCGATGGTTGGTCGGATGTCAAGAGAAAAATGCTTCGAGGGATGAAGTTTTTTCCGTCTTCCACCCAATAGAGTCAAGAATAATTTTGAGTGGTTCAACAAACGACTTCTCGAACTGTATATCATAGTCGATATATTTTGTCAAGTCAAATTCTTCTGGAATAGTTTGTGGGAATGAGATGATATTAGATTTAACGGTATTTGGTTCTTTGAGATAGATAAATTTGATCTTTTCACCTTCCTTGATAAGTTGATACTTCTTATCCAGCTTTTTCATAGCCACAAGTTTGTTATAAAGTAATGACCCTCTCACATGAATGGGTATTCCTTTATCAACCCTGGAATATTTATCTAGTCCATTTACACCTCTTGGAAAAGCAATATCTGCTGGATTCTGCTTTCTAAATTTTGCCTTGAAATCTTGAATGAAGTCGATAAGTTCTGCCTCACTTTTGTTTAGAATAATATCCAATGCTTCCCATAGTTTATCCTTACACGCGGATGGTGTAGAACTCTTAATCATTTCAAGACCCATAACCTTTGGTTCTGGTTTGGCATACTCTACGCCTTCATTATTATACACATTCATAACATATCTTTTCTTGGCAGTCCAGATACCCTTATCTGCCAAGGCTTCACGCTTCATGATCATCTTTTGAGAATACGCATTAGTATATCTATAAAGTTCATCATAAGAATCGTTAATAAATGGTTGAATTTTATTTTCGCATACCTTATCCAAGAATGCGATAATCGATTTTGTTGAAGCAGAATGATTCTGTTTTTTAATAGTCTGCCTAACAAGTTCATCAAATACAATATAAATTGAGTCAGTATCCGATGCAACGATGTAATCCTTATTGCTGTTCAGTATTTTATTTAGGTATTGATTAATTTTCTTTTCAATCCATCGAATTGACAATTGCCCTGATGTGGTAATTGCTGTTGCCTGACGAATATCATAAAACCTAAAATATTCATTACCAATTGATCCATATGCCGAGTTAAAGACACACCTTTTTAGCCAATTGCAGGTTATTATACCTTGCAATTTTCATTTCAAGAATATGCTTAAGTTCTTCTAATTCACTGTCAGATAAATTTTCTAACTGCATCAAAACATTTCCCTTTCGTTTTTTTAATCTCTATATCCGTAAATCTAATTATATCATAACCGTGTTGGATTGCAAGTTTATTATATTCTTCATCCAACATCTTCTGTTTATCTGTACTATGCCAAAATACTCCATCAAGTTCTATAAGAAGTTTATCTAATACCAAAAAATCATATCTGTGTCCTTCACCATTAATTTGATATTGTTTAATGAATGATATATTATTTTCTTGGCAAAATTTTTCGAAAGACCTCTCAATCGAGGTTTCTCTTCTATTAAAATTTTTATTATGAATACCTGTTACGCCATCGAATGCTAATTGACGAAGAATATCTTTTATTTCCGGTTTCTTCTCATACATCAAAAGAGACGCATCTCTTTTGGACCTTGTATCAACACCAAGTTTTTTCATATATAAAAAAACAGATGATGCACTCATATCATACTTATCAGCAATTTCATATAAATTTAATTTATTATCAATATATTCTTCTTTTAATGTATCATAATCAAATTTTTGAATGCGATCATGATACTGCTTAGAAGTTTTTGATTTTCCATTTTTACTCACACTAACAAAATGTGACATATTATGCCTTCTTATGCCGTTATAAATAGCGGCATAAGGCAAACTTAGTGATTTGGAAATCTCACTTACACTGAATCCTTCAATAAGCATTTTTTCAATTTGTTTTATGTTCAAATTAACAATTTTGGTGATATGACTATTTTGATTTGGCATAAAATACTCCCGCTTTCGGAACAGAGGTATTTAGTATTATTTTGTCTGCTATACTTTTTTGCGACGATTAATCTCCGCCATAACTTTCTCTAGGTCTTTCTTCGCTTCAATCGCTTTCTTTTTATATACAGTTCTATCATTATACATATCTTCCATCATCTTAGAAAGAAATCCTTGCTTATCCACACGGAAGAATTGTCCGTTTGGAGTCAGCGTAACAGATTCTTTAGGCAGACCTGATGTATCAATTTCTTTCTCCAACATTCTATCTACAGTAATGCCCTGACTGATAATATCCCTCATGTTATGGTTATACTTATCAGGCTCAATAAACATTTCTGGTGATATGTTGTATTGAATAATCAAATGTGGATATAGAGAGTTCAAATCAAAGGATGCCATCCAATGATGTAGGCCGATGATAGGTTCTTTAACATATGCTCCAACATATGCTGCATTCTTACTGTTTTTGCGAACAGGAGGAATTACAACATTGTTTTTCTTGAGATGATTATAGATGAGAGCATCCCACATTCTAACCTGTGTGAATACATCATCATAATTGGTCTTGGAATCATATGCTAGAGTTAGGGCAAGTTCTAATAGTTTTAGTTTGTCATCAAGCCTCTCGATCAGTTCAACGTCCTTGATGTTATACTCAATGAACAGTTGAAAATTGTCACGATAAAGAGTATGAAGATTCCCATATTCCTCATATGACAACTTACGCTCTTTCAGTTCAATATGTGCGATGTTATCAAGTCTATATGAATCCCTAGACTTTCCAGAAGGAGCATACTTTTGATATAGTTCAATATAATCCAGACAAGAAATGCCTAGAATTGTGTATGTCTTGGACTGTCTGCCCATACTGAAATTGGTAATTCTATCATATACAGTATTCCAAGGGGAAAGTCTTTTCATAAAGTCTTCTCCCATCAACTTGGTAATTCTATTCACAAGATATGGAATATCGAACATCTTCACGTTCCATCCCGTGATGATGTCTGGATAATTGCCCGACCATTCATCAATGAATCTCTTGATTAGATCGATTTCATTCGCACATTTGATATACTTAACATCATCTCTAGTATTGTGGAAATCTCCACAACCAAAGACGATATAGGTATCACCCATCTTATATGTGATGGCAGTAATAGGTTCATATGCAGTTTCGGGCTCAGGAAAACCATTTTCCGAGCCTACCTCGATGTCAATATTGCAGATATTAATATAGTCTTTATCCCATTCAACATCATCTGGATGCTGATCAGAAATGAACGCATACTCATACTTCTGCATACCATATACTTTGAAGTTTTCAACTTCACTGTACTTATCGACAAAATCCCGACAGTCTCTGATACTGCCGGGTTCAATCTTATCTACATATTCACCATAAATTGTGGTATATTTTGTGGGCTTGTTTGATGAAACAAATAGAGTGGGATTATACCCCACTCTACCTCTTACTTTTCTACCATTTTCAACACCTCGGTAAAGAATTTTTGAACCATAAGTCTGAACATTTGTGTAGAATGTCTTTGTCATTTTTATCCTTGTGGTAAAAGTAGTCCGCTTGTTGGAGTAATGATTCCAGAGAATGTTGAATTATACTGAGACACAAACTCTTTCACAGGGTTCATTATAGCAAGAACATGAGATTTTTCAAGCAAAAACGCCTCATCGTCCGAAAATTCTGCCCACGGTGCAAGACCAACTGTTGGGCTGTTTGGATTCGATTTGTTTGGAATCACAACAACCCTAAGAGGATTCTTGACCGTAACTTGAAATCCTACATCAGATACCACTTCACATAGAATTTCTTCACCATTGATTAGTCTAACCAGTTTAATATTTTTTGTCATTAGTCTACAATCTCCGCCATATAGTCGATTACATCGACAGTTACCCATTTCTCGGGAATTAGTGTTACAGATACACCATTCTCATTACGATATGTGTATCCATTTTCAGTGTCCATAATCTTGACAACTTTTTCCCATTTGTTGTCATATGCACGTTGAATAAAGTCTGTTTCAAGAACAACCATTTCAGTTAAGTTCATCATTATCTCCTATTAAAATTTTTCATAACAACATTCCACTCTTTCCAATTCTCATTCTGTATATCTATCTTATGTAGATCAAACATTTTAGGATTTGCTCTATAATTCATCAAAAGAATTGTTTGATCATCATCAACCAACCCACAGTCTAAAAGAGAGCCCATAGACCTCATATTCATATGTTTGTGTTTTAACCAAGGGTCTTTACCGCCTACAATGTGACATCCCATGATATATACTGAATTTGTTCGCACAATATCAAATATTGGCCGTCCAAAATCCATAGGCCGTTTAATAAAATAGTGCATTTTATCTGAATCGAAATCATATTCCCATAAAAGAGTATCGGGTAACATTTCAGGATTTCTGACATATCCAAAGTCTAACCAAGCAGCCAAATTTGTCTTGATAATCGCATTATCATATGCATGATTAACGAAATCTGTTTTCATATAATTTACCAAAACATAATCAGCATTCCAATACTCCGGCATACGTGGGTCGTCAACAAATTTATAATACTCTGGTTGCCTTTGAATTTTTTCTATAGTAGGCTTCATATTCTTTACTGTTTCTTGAAAATTTGTAGAAATCACCGTAGTATTTGATTCGGGTGCATTATTTTTTCTGATATTTTCAATACGATTGACATTTTGTTCATCGCAAAATATGATCATATCATTTTTCATTTTAGATAAATTTTCAAAATAACTAAAATATAATTCTGTTGACCTTGGAATGTAATGTGGAGTTTCGACATTGTGTATAGTTTTATTCCAATTAGACCTTCCTATATCAAAGAAGGCCGTTACAATTGTTATATCACTCATGATATTACATCCTTTTTAAGAAAATTATAGAAAGCGAATCCTCGACATTATGCTTTTATCCCACCAATCTAAGAAGATATTCATATCCATATATTTGTTGGGCCTGTTATTCCTGAACATAGGCTGACTTAACATATTATAGTACAACTCATCATTGTTGTCAACTTCAATTATTCTTTCTAAAAATTTAGTATCATCACGATAATCATGCCAGTTAATCATAGCATCTGGATTAAAATCTAAATCTATTGTTGGGCTTCCCCAATACACAGGAATTGTTCTAGCATAAAAAGAATGTAATATTTTTTCTGTAGCATATCCAGCATAACTACTATTCTCAAACGCCAAATTGAATTTTCTAGTTTCAAGAAATTCTATCTTATCTCTGGTCAATCTTGATAATTTATAGCCTATATTATTGAAAAGTGGACCTCCGCTATCAACCTTTTTATATTCATTGATGAGACCAAATAATTGATTGCGTTTTTCAGAGTATGGATTACTGACTACAAAAGTTGCAAATCCGGTTTTATCTTTTGGAGGAGGGAAATTATCAATATCATAAAATCCTTGTTCTTTGGTTAGAGAGTATATTTCATGTATATATAGAGGCATTCTGAAATGACGACTGTCATCAATATGATCAAAAGTTATACCAGCATGACACTTATAATTCCAAAATCTCCTATTTTCTCCTGTAACAAAAACTTTAAATACTTTTTGGGGATCATATTGTTCATTCTTATTACCGAAATTCTCATCACCAAATATCAATATATGTGGATTGTCGTCATCTCTAACAACATCATATTTTTGTTTTAATATACCCATAAACCAATCTGGCGTCATTCCAAAATCTGCAAATCCTATCTTTATCATGCGTATCACCTATAATTATTTGTACCAATACCAAACGTCGTGCTCTGTTGTTAGAATTTCTTTTCCTTTTGTTTTTGCAAAGTCTTTAACTGCTCGATTAATACAATCTATCAAACTGAAGTCGTGGCCTGAAAAAATTCCACCAGATTTCACCTTATCATAATAATTTTGCATGTCTTTGGTGACTTGTTCATATGTATGTAGGCCGTCAATGAAAATAAAGTCTAAAGAATTGTCGGGAACATCATTAACTGCATCATCTGAATATTTTTTAATAATGTTAACCCTATCACTAAATGGAGACATCCTCTGTAGGAACTCTTTGTATACCATATCTCTCTCATTCTTATTTTCACCGTTCCAGTCAATATAATTTGCAAAAGGGTCGATACAGTAAATTTTTGTTGTTTTATTGACTCTCAAAAAATATTCTGTCGTATATCCTCTTTCAACTCCAATTTCACATCCAACTGGATCGGTCATATTTTTAATCAAATTTCCTATGCCATATCCAGAGATTCCGTGCCCATTAGGTAGTCTACCGCTTGAACTGTATATAAAAACATCGTCGTTCATAATATTTTCCTTTGTTTAATAATTAATATCAAAAAGATCAGCATACCCAAAAATGTTGACGTGCCTTAGTCTTAGCATTGGCTTCATTATCAATCTGACTTTTTATCCAATTATATGTGTTCTCAATGCCATCTTTGAGAGAATACTTAGGTTCCCAACCAAGCTCTTTTTTGATAAGTTCATTATGGGAATTTCTTCCACGAACACCTGTAGGACCATCGACATACTTAATCTCTACATTATTCTTTCTTTCAATAGACTTTGCGATATCAACAAGTTGATTGATCGTAACCATTTCTTCTGACCCAATATTTACAGGGCCGCTGAAATCAGACTCCATATGAAGACGTACAGCATCAATACAATCATCAATATACAAAAACGACCTTGTTTGCTCACCATCTCCCCAAACCTCAATTGTGCCATCTGATTGAATTACCTTACGGCAAATTGCAGCAGGTGCTTTTTCTCTGCCTCCTTGCCATGTTCCCATTGGACCATAGATATTGTGGAAACGTGCAACACGAACTGGAATGTTATAGTTTCTGCTATATGCGAAATATAGGCGTTCTGAAAATAGCTTTTCCCAACCATATTCAGAATCTGGATTGGCTGGATATGCAGTATCTTCACGACAATCTGGTGCATTTGGGTCCATTTGATTATGTTCTGGATACATACAAGCTGACGAAGAATAGAAAATCTTGGTTGGTGTTGTTCTAGTAATCTGTCCGAGATGTTGACGTACAACGCCATCCAGAACATTTAG